TCAAGGCTATCTCTGCCTTTACCCGCTCTACATCCTCTTGAGCAATCTTTAAGGCCTCTTGACTCTCTAAGAGAAGAATATTAGCCCTATCGAGTGCAGCTTGGTGTTCTGCCTTCGCACTTGAACTAACAGCTTCCAACTCTGAAAGCTTATAGTAATCAACCAATAGCTTATCGATCGATACCTTTAGTTCTGCACGAAGCTCCTTGTTATAGGGTATCTCACCTTTAATCTCCTGCTCTAATACTAGAAGAGATTCAAGCTCTGAAGTACTAGCAGCAAGTGCATCCTGTAAGTTCTTTATCTTAGTACTATCGGTTACTATGGTTTGCCCACAAGCTTCACACTGTTGTTTGGTTGCTGCATCTAAAGAAGCTTTAGTGTTCTTAACTAGAAACTGAGCCTTGTATACCCTAGCTTGCATCTCTGAATGAACGTTAGTGTCATGTTCAATCTGTCGCTCTAACTTGCGCATAGATTCCTGTTGCTTTGCAAGTTTGGCCTTAGTAGCTTCCAATGTTGCAGATTGTGGTGCACTTCTCGAACATTCCTCTAATCTAGTACTTGCTGCCCTAACTTGTTGATTAGCTAGGTCAATCTTAGATTGCACCAATGCAACCCTACTATCGGCAGACATGAGTTGAGGCCTGGTACTCTTAAGGTCTGCCTTACATAACTCATGGGCATTGGAGCAACCATCCAAACCTATGATACCCTCCAGGAGAAGCTTTCGCTCCATGTCAGTAGCATCGGAATAGGTAGCTGCATCTGCAGAGGAAAAGATACTGGACTTACTCCAGCAATCAAAACTACATAGCTTTGAATCAAGGGTTTCTTGAGCCTTAGTCATAGTAGCAAAGGATATAGGGTCTTCGTTTCTTCCTCCTGCAAAGAGCACCCTACCCTTAATGCTTTTAGTCTGGTTTCTCTCTACCCACATACCATTAGCTAACTGTACCAATATTCTTCCACCATCATCACTAGGCCATGGGTCTGTACCCCGTAGGGTCTTTCCCCATAAGCAAAAGGATATAGCTTCCAGGCAGGAACTCTTTCCTGCTCCATTAGGCCCTGTTATTACTATTAGACCTGTTGATGGAAAGGTAAGAGTGGTCTTCTTATGATTCATAAACTTCTCAATGACCACCTTCGATACAGTTATCATGACTGTGCTCCTGCTAGGTATTTACGTACCCTACTGGTTATAGCTTCCTTGGTTATTCCTGGTGGAAGAGTGGTGGTATCGCCATACCATCGTTCGATAAAGTCTTTTATGGCTATATCAATAGTAACAAGACCTTTAGTCTTATTAAGACCATCCTGTAGCTTAGTCTTAGATACCGCTGGTAGAACTTCACCATAAGCTAGTTTACCAGTACTAACCATATCTCGAATACTATCTTGGTTCTCACCTATAACTGATAGATAGATATTATCATCCTCATTACATAACCTAACATCATCCATATCAGATAGAAACCTAGGACCTGGTACTCTATGGAGAGTTGCATCTATACCTTCCCCTTGTATATCCAGTATCCATACATTACCATAGCCTGCACCTGGGTTGTCCCATCCGGTTGGTACCAAAGCACCACATTGAGTAGCTATAGGTAAACTATCAGGAATAGTATGCTGACCCCCTGAATGGTAATGACCAGCAAAGACTGCTGCTATGTTATACTTCTGACACATTGGTAGAAGTACTCGTTCTACATTAACACCATCCTTTGCATCTAATAGCCAAGGTGGTGTTATATCTTTCGTTTGTAAACCAAAGTGCATTGCAAGTACCCTAGGGAGGTTAGCAGGGTAAGGAGACTTACTCCTTGCTACTTGGTACTCCTGCAAAGCATCTATAGCAGGCTTAGATGTAAAAGGTATAATATCTAATACTGCATTAAATGGTTTACCATTAACAGTATCAACTGTGATCAAGGTTGAATAGGGTTGATCTATAACCTGTACTAACCCACTTATAGGACCAAGTGCATGGTCCCCTATAAGCTCGCTTCTTTGGTCGTGGTTACCTACCATACAATAGATAACGAAGTCAGGTGGAATGCTAGCAAGTATCTCTTGCACCTTGGTTATAAGTTGAGCCTCTGGCCTATCATAATCGAATAGGTCACCTGTAATAACCGCTATCTTACAACCCTGGTCAATACATAGGGTTATAGCTTTCCTAAAGGCTCGAAGGCTTTGCAGGCACCTTGCATTGAGCCCCGCAAGTATCTCTCCTCCTGCCCTTTTATGGTTGCCTAGGTGAACGTCACCAAAGAATGCAATCTTCATGGCTTTTCCTTTGATTCTGTTTTTAATCTATTAACATCTATTATTACTGCTTCTTGTACACATTCTGGACAACGCATAATGTCACTATTATTACCGGATATAGATAAAGGTGAATCAAATAATAAACAACTCTTTGAACGAGTACCTTCTAACTCATCTATCATTCGGTTTAGGTAAGGGCAAGATTCGTGGCACTTCTTACCCTTACCAGATGCGCTAACAAGGACTTCAACCTTTACGTATCTTTTGAGTGGATTACCCATGTATTTACCTCGTGGAGTGAGAAGGAATCGAACCCTCTATCAGATGTTTAGCTAGGCCACACGGGTGGGGAAGGGCGTGTGGGGAATCCATGTCATGTTCATGCTAGCCAAACTATCTGTGCACCAAGCCACTCCTAAGCCGGCTCTCACCGGCCAACTACCTATGTTTTATATAATGATATGAACTCATGAACTACGCATACCACTATAACGGTATACCAACTTATTGTTGGTTTATACATTATAGCGTGCAATGCTTTCAACATTCTGTACATGTTATATTCCTTCCATTGTCTCCTCTCGAGCAGAGGAGACGGCTAAAAAACTAGTTAATCTGCATCCCAAACTTCAGCATCTTGTGCATCATCCTGAACACTTCGTCCTCTACCACCTCCTCTTCCTCGTCCACCCGCAGCTTCACGCCTATTAGATGAACGTTCATTGTCATTATTTTCACCCTTAAGCATATCCACAATCTCGTCATAGGTAAGGACTTCACGTTCCTTGACTAGATTGTGTTGCTTATCAATCCAAGATAGATCACCTAGCTCGGAGTTGCGTTTGCATGGATATACCGAGTATTCGGTATCCTGCATCCCACTACCCTTGCGAGTAATGATAATATCAAACCCTTCCTCTTCTGGATTAGTATAGTCACCACCCTTCTTGAGGTCAGTACGAATCTCCATGAGTTGATCGAATATAGTCTTTCCAAACCGAAGAATAAGAGGCCCCCGTTCTTCCTGGGCTCTATCAATGACATTGGCAAAGATATATAACCGAGGGAGGAAACTACCTGCCTTCTTGTAATCCGCACGATTACCAGAAGCTTTTAGCTTATCTACCTGCTCACATACGGGGCAGGGTTGTTTGGCTAGCATACGGGGGCAGTTAAAGACCACTGGATGCTCAAGGTTAGCTAGACGGATAAAGTGTCTATGCGTTCGCATAAAGGGATTCTGTACCCCAACAGGAGGTGGAAGAAACCTAACAGTAGTATCCCCCTCCTTTAGGGTAATGTATACACTGGTTGAGGCTGTTTCTGCATCAACAGCTTTGCGTTCTTCCTCTGCAACACCAATATCAAACGAACCCCATTTAACTAGATTACTTGCCATTATACGACCTACTTTCTACTTTCATGCACCCTTCAATGGGTGGTGGATAGGGCGGGACTCGAACCCGCACTAACTCGGTTATGAGCCGAGGACCCTAACCTATTGGGCTACCTATCCGATTCACTCTCCCGCATTGCACGGGATTGTTGTCTTATTAGTGGACTACCTTCAGACTCCGCTCTAATGTTTGCACCAATAGAGACTAACATATCCTTCTTAGCTCGTATAGCGTCACATACTCCTTTCAATCGAACTTCATTTGTTTCTGCTGTTATAAGATTGCGCCGACTTGCTTCTACTGTTTCATCTAAAGTAACAAGAGCTTTAACCATATCCACATTTATCTTATCATTAGTACTACGTAGCTCTTGTACTACAGCTGCTTCTGCCA